TAACTCTTGCTGATACTGACGATACTCAAATCCAGTAGCACTACTTCCTACTTCTAGTTGAACACCAGTAATGTAGAAGGTTGCTCCGTTTGTTCCTACTACGGATGTTGTGCCTGTGGCTGTAAGATAAGCAGTTGCCGCCCATGCTCCAGCAGTTCCAATATATGTTGAGCCACATCCTAAATTAAAGTTTACAAATAAACTTGTACTGTTATCAGTAGCCCAAGTGCCTGTAGTATCGCCAGCTATTGTTACGCTAATTTGTGTCCATGTATTAGCTACTGGAATATAATAAGTAAAAGGATAACTACGATTTTGTGCGCCATTAGTCAAAACACCGCCAAAAGTACCAGTAAGGCTTGAATACACCCATGCTGAAATTGTTACTGATTTAGCTGAAGCTGTACCAAAACCTAAATCTGCCGTGTTATATCCTTCTATTTTTTGAGCAATTCCAAAGGCTTCGCTTGCGCCTACTGTATAAGCAGATAAAGAAGTAACACCTAAATATTTAGAAAATCCTGCTGGTGGATTAATTGCGCCAGCATTTTGTTGTACGCTAAATTTAGAAGATACAGAAGAAACTGCTGTCCATCTGTCAAGAGTATATTGACCATTAGCTGTAACTGTAACACTAGCACCAGCATTTCTTTGGTCAATAACCATCGCACCATTGATAATGCGGTTCTTCATAATAGAAGCATTACCAGCACCTAATTGGGTAGTGCCAATCGTTAATTGGTTCGTAGTAATACTGTTATATGTACCTGAAGTATTAGCTTTGGTAGCAATAGTCTGAACTACACCGCTAGAATCTTTATAAAACAACTTTCCATCAGCTGTATTAATGGCGAGTTCTCCAGCCACTAAGTTACCAGCAGTAGGAGTATTGCTAGCAGTTGCGCTGTAATAAATAGAAATTGGTGTATAGCCTGTTTGTGCCATTTTAGTATGTCCCGCCAAAGATGCCTGTTAAGGCTGTTAGTGTACCAACATTATTAATGTCGTTTGTTGCCATATTTAATGCCCCTGACATTGGGGTTTGTCCATCTGCCGATACAGATTGAGTAAGGGCATCAGCAATATTTTGCATTGTTGTATTAGCCCAACTAGAAGTAATAGTTGTGCCTGTAACTACTGGATTGCCAGCAGGTAGGGTATATGTACCCGATCCGTTTCTACTCATTTTGTATTCTCCGAAGTGCCTGATCGTTGCATAATTAACATTTTAGCCAACTGTTTGGCTTCATCATAAGATGGTAAAGCTTGTCTAACAGCACCAGCAGGTGCGCTAGATGTTTGTACTAATCTATTTTGCATAGGTGCAGATAAAACCAGTTTACGAGCAGCAGGACGCAAAGCTAAAGCCATTGCTGCGTTCATAGCACTTGTGCCTTTATCTTCGCCACCAAGCATGGATGCGCCACCTGTAAGACCTGCAACGGTGTAATCTAAGGGGCTGATGCCGATAGTTCCACCAATTTTTTCAGGCATTTGGGCTGCTTTTGGAAAAGCTTGGGCAAATTGACCAATCTGCATTAATTCTTCGTTCATGGGTTTGCCTTTTTGCAAACGCTTGGCAAATTCTTTAGCATCAATAGTGCCTGTAGTCTTATTCATTGCATTTTCAACTGTATAAGTCTTAGCAATAAGCTGTCTAGCATCACGCAAAGCTGGAACTAAATCTTCTTTGCCCATGTCTTTTGCGTAATTTTCTAAAGTATCTTCCAACTGAGTAGCTTTAGCTTTAAAAGCTTTTGCTTTAGCTAAATCTTCAGGATGTGCAGATCGAGCATATGCGTTGTAATAGTTTTCAGCATCTTTACGGGCAACTTTTAAATCTTCTACCATCTTTGCAGGGTTAATTTCTGCAACAGCAGCACGATTCATCGTTGAATCAGCCAAAACTGCTGGTTTTTTAGGTAAATTCTTTAAAGCTTCATATGCTTGTCCAGCATCTTCCCGAATTGTGCCTAATACTTCAGGAGTTAAAATTGTATCTTCAGGTAAACCCAAAGATTTAGTGGCTAATTTGTTAGTTACATTTTGGTTTCTTACGCTGGCCTCTTGCAAGGTTGATGCTTTGCCAGCAATACCTTCAAGTAACCGATTTACAATGCCACCACCAGCTTGGGTAGGTGGTACTGTATAACCAGCATTTCTAGCTTCTTCTACTGCGGTAACCATTTGGGGTGATAGTTTTGTACCACGCAAAGCATTGACTAGCTTTGATCCTAATTCACCAACAGCAGGAAAAGCACCACCTAAAGCTGATTGAATAGCGATATTTTTGTTTTTAGCTTCTCTAAATTGTTCAGGATTTAATCCTAATTCTTCAGGCGTAGCCAAAGCAGAAACACCGCCCGTAACAATTCCACGACCAATGTTAGTAACATAACTTGGGATTTTGCCAATATTTAATGCACCACCACCAGCAAAATAAGGGGCAGCTTGACCTACCATGCTTGCACCTTTAAGCAAGTTTGGAGAGCCTGATGCTTGCTGAGTACCACTTTCAATTTGATCTATGGCATTTAAAAATTCTTCAGCTTTTCCTATTGGTTTTGAAGAAGATTTATTTTCTACAACTAAATCTGATAATGATTTTGGAGAAACATAATCTCCACCAAAATAACGATCTAAAGTTTGCGCCAATCCACCAGCATTTTTAGCTACGCCAGTTGCTATATTGACAGGCAAAGCCGCAGCAGTTGTTAATGCTTTTCTTGCAACATCAGTATTGCCAGTAGTGCCTGATCCATAGGAAGAAGTATTTAAAGGAATTCCTTCAGGAGAATACTGTATATCTTCTGCGCCTTGAGTGTACATATTGCCCTTTTCAGGGCTAAAAGCTACAAATTTACCAGTTGAAGGAGTATCAGGTACAAATGGCATATTAGTGCTTCCAAGTTCCTGAAACACCGTTAATTACAACAGGTGTTCCATTAGGTAAACCAGCTTTAGCGGCATCAGCTTCAGATGAAAATTGTAAAGGTGCATTTGAAACAGGAGCATTAGACTTAGTATTTGCAGGTGGCACTACTGATGGATTTTGCAATCTAGCTGCTGGGCCTGAAGCAATCGCAATGTCATTTTCTGCTTGCGCTCTCATTCTTGCTTTTTGAGCAATAGTAGCAGCATCATCGCCTACTTGTGGGAAATAAGTCTTACGGTTAGCTTCAATTTCGTGTGCATTAGTACCAGCACCAGTTTTAAAGCGCAAATAAGCTTCAGACCATTGGTTTTGGGCTTGTTTCGCTCGTTGTGCATCAGATGATGTAGCAAAGTTAAATAAACCGCCAGCAGCACCAGTTTCAGCTTGATTCAAAGTGCTATTTGGATTAAATCCGCTTTGATATACATTATTTAACTCACCTGATGCGCTAGTCATTTGATTATGATAAACACTAGCTTTTGCTTGGGATTCAGTTAATTTTCCACCATTAGTTTCTAAAGCTAATTGTTTTCTTCTTAAATCAAGTTCAGCAGCTTGGTAAGGTGTTAATTGATTGTTAAATTCATTAAATGTACCTTTAAATCCACCGCCTTCAGGAGTTTTTGCAAAATTGTAATCCGACACTTTTTCTGAAGTTTTAGGAATCATATTGCCAACTAATGCTGACTTAAATTCTGATCCTGCACCATAAGGATTATTTGTATTAATTTCACGCAAAGCAGCAGCTAAATCTTGTTTTACTGGAGCTTGATAAGCTGTGGGCATAGGTACATTGCCTGTATATGGCCCAGCTAATTCTGTTGTTTTTTCAGGTGCGCCAGTAATTAAATTGGTAATTGCTTCTTCTTTAGCGCCTTTAGCTTGACGAATTTTTTCAGCCAATTTACCAGCTTCAGTATCGTTTTGTTTTCCAAGATAAGCACCTAGCAACATATTTACAGGAGCTTGAAGCTGTTGCGCCCAAGAAGGAGCTACATAACGGCCACTAATCATTTGACCTTGTGGCTGTTGGTTTTGTTGCATTAACATATCAGCATATCGTTGCTGACGGTTTAAAGCTTGTTGTTGAGCGTAATCTTCAGGACTTAAAGTACCTGCTTGGGCTACATTAAATTCATTTGCCATAACGATCCTTTACTTTATTCCGTAGCCACCAACTTGGGCAGATGGATTAAAGCCAATGCCTGAATTGTATTGATCTTGGTTTATGCCAGTACCCATCGAATTGCCCATACCGCTTACGCCACTCATGGGAGCATAGTTAGCATCAGGTGGCGTAACAGTACCGTTAGCACCTTGACGCAACATAGAAGCCATAGCTAATGGATTTAAACCTGTGTAATTAGCGTGTTGGCCTTGTGGATGCGCTAATTGGTTATTTTGTGCAAGTTGTTGATTCAAATATTGTTGTTGAGCATTAATATTTTGAAATACAGGATTCATGTTCTGAGCATCTTGCTGTGGTATACCACTAGGCATAAATGTATTGGTATAAGAATTATCCATGCAAAACTCCATAATCTACGACTTTGTAACCATCGTCCAATGTTTTAACTGCGTATGGATAAACTTGTTCAACTTCTTGAGCCATATAACCGACATGAATACCATGTCCTGCTAATTCATGGTCTTTAAATTCGTCTTTATATTCAAAACGATAGATTGTTAAACCGTTAGGTGCAATGCCAATTGGTTCAATATTTTCTTTAGTACGAATGTCAGACATTGCAGGTGACATCAAATAACCAGCACCTAATGAGCCACCTAAACCTAACAAACCACCAGTTAAATTAGAATTAGCGGCTTGTTGGGCGTTATAAGTACCCAAATTGTAATTACCAGCAGCAGTAGTCGCACCCAATAAATCAGCCCCGCTAGTGGTAGCTTGTTGAGGTACATTTTGGAATGTTGGATTTTGTACTTGTGCGCCTGTACGCAATGCACTTAATGTATTAAGTGGCATATTGTAATTAGTCAATGCTTGGTTATATTGTTGTTGCTGTGCAGTATTGCCCAAATTAGCATTGGACAGTTGATTGCCAAATTGCTGTTGAGCCAAAGCATTATTAGCTTGTTGCTGTGATTGGCTATTTGTGTAATTCTGTTGGTTTGCAGTATTAGCAAATTGACCACCAGTAATTCCTTGATTAAACAATGAGTTACCGATTTGCTGACCAGCTAATTGTGAGTTAGTAAGCAAGTCATTTTGACCTTGATTAAAGGTACGCATAGCATTGTCATAGGCTTTTGTGCCTTGAACAATACCTTGGTTAGCTAATGCAGCATTTTGTGATTCGCGATCTTGAGCCATTTGTGGCTGTAGACGCGCTTGCAAAATTTGATTGGCTTGATCCCATCCTTGCATACCGCTTGCATAATTAGGATTGGTTTGTAGATTAGCTTGACCAGTTAAAGGATTTAGATTAGCTTGTCCAACATTGGTTGTAATAGGGGCAGTTTGTGGGTTAAAACCTTGACCCATTACATTGTTTACTTGACCCAATTGAGAATTAATTGCGCCACCAAGACCTAAACTAGCATTATTTTGATTATTAAGAAGTTGTTGTCCTACATCATTTAGGCTTGTAGTTGCTGTCCATGTAGGATTGCCGTAACTATCAGTTCCAGTTTGAGAATAATTTAAGTTTCCATAAGGGGTAACTTGATTTACACGATTAGCGGCAGCAGCGGCTTGAGCAGCTTGTAAATTACCTTGTGCTGTGGCTTGGGCTGCTCCTGTGTAATCGGGTGCAGGTGGTGGGGGTGGTGGGCCACCAAAAATTGAATTTACAATGTCCCCTAAAAAGCCAAATGTAATTGGCATTAAAGGCTTCACTAAAGGATTGTTGAATAAAAGTTTAATCATGATTTCACCAAAATATGTTCTTCTTTAATTTTTGGCTCTTTTAAGCCAGTTCCACGCAAATTATGTAAACAAGACAGAAAAACATTGTCAGTTAAAGCCCTAAAACGATGTTTTGACCCTGCTGGAATTACAATCATAGCTGGAGCTACAAAAACACCTAATTGTTCTTCATCTTTCCAAGCCTCTATAGAGCCTTGATTTAAAAGGGTAATATGATCGTGTTCGTGGGCGTGTTGCGGAACAATATAGCCAGCTTTTTCTAATGTATAAGTGCGAATCCACATATCATCTGCTTCAGCAAACTGAACAAATGGTAATTCAGCATCGACTTTTACAAATTCTTCCATAAATTAACCTTTTTGACGGTATTAGTAGTATAACTTTGATTATTGATATATAAAAGTGATATTTACAGTACCCCGCCACGCTCCATAACATAATCTGTTGATGCCCAATGTAATTCAATATTTTGACTTACGGCATTTAAATTTATTGAACCACTAAATCCTAGTCCTGTAACCCCTTGCCATACTTTAGTAGTTATAAGTCCACCTGACCATACATTATTGTCCCAAGTAGCATTGTCCCAAATACCTTCTGATTGATTAACAGGATTAAAAGAAATTGCTCCCAGTTGGGGTTGAGTATCAAAATCCACGCTTAAACCGCATAAAACGCTTGGTACGCCACCCGTAGACTGTAGGATTGGTCTAACCATCATAAATCGTTTTAATTGACCTGCGCTGTCAAAATAACTATAAGCTTGTTGGGCTGTTGCGTTAATGTTATTACCATCATCAGATAAAGCACTAAATAAAGTGCTTACTGTTCCATCGCTTCCAAAGTGCATATCAGCATCACCCGATACTTCCCAGCAATAAGCTTGAATATTGGTAAATCTAGCCCAAGCTTTCGTTATGGTGTGCATTACATATTGCTCAATCCCGTTAGGAATTGGAATGTTTAAAATTAACATATTTTCGGAAGCAAAATAGTTAATCTGCCATCCAAAATTGGCATAGTAATTGGTTGCAGCAACGCTAATAGGGTAATAAATTTTGTCTGTTAAATTTACACGGGGGTCTAATCGGCTAGATTGCAAAGCTGAAGAAAGTGGGACTAAACCATCTTGGGTTAAAAGAAGCAAATCGCCAGCCCATTTGAAGAAACATCTGCGATTAAAGGTCTGACCTAATTGCCATACGCCTTTTAATGCCCAAGTAGCTGCTGTATTTGGGTCTGTACCGTTATAAACAATAGTTTCGCCCATACTGGTTACAAATACAGCATAATCATCTACACCCTGACCTGCATCAAGCGTCCAAGTACCCATTGCTTGCAAATAACCAGCATTACGGGCAATTCCACCAAAGTAAAGCGGTTGGGCTACGCCAGCAATAGAATTGACATCCAAATACCAGCAAGTAAGGCTATCTTTTTCAGTAAAGAAAAGACGGTTTTTAAATAAATTGACATTAATAAAGCGATTTGAATTTACGCCTGTAATGCCTAAAACTGTATAACTACCCACAACAGAAGCATCTGCCGAAGGAGTAGTTGCCATTGTGTATGTAAAAGTATTAGCTCCAGTTACGGTAATTACATAAGAGCCGTTATAGTCACTTGCAGTTGCGCCAGTAATAGTCACATAGTTATTTGTTATTAGACCATGAGGCGAAGAAGTCGTTAATGTAGCAACATTACCTACATGGGTAATTGAACTAATAGTTTGTGCGGTGCTTGTAGTTGCCAAATAAAACCATGAAGTACCGTTGTAAATCATAGTTGGGTCTACGCCATTACAGGCAATTAAAAAATGACCAGCAGCGTTAGTTAAATTAACAGATTGCAGCTTATCACTACTAATACCGCTAAATACTTTAGTAGCTGGATTAGGTTTTGTGTCCCAAATATCACTTCCAGCAGCACCAAATAAGCTATATCCGCTAGTTTTGGTGTAATTCATTAGTGTATTAACAGGTGTTGTTGCTTGATTTAGATATGTTCCAACAACAGTTGCATTGCCTGTTGGCGTAGATGCCATCGTATAAGTAAATGCTGTAGTACTAATAACGGTAATTTTAAATACACCACTATAGACTGCTGGAGTTGTGCCTGTAATCGATACATAAGCACCTGTAGTTAAACCATGAGCCGTTGTTGTCGTTAAAGTTGCAATTGCATTTACATAAGTAATACTGCTAATGGTTTTAACACCCGTAGAAGTAGTCAAAACCGAAACTACCGTATAACCCTTACGCATAGTGACATCGGTGGGAGTTGGATACCAATTAATTAGCTGAACCGCATCTAGCGGTTGCATATTTGCTAATGAATCCCTGCCGTTCCATCCGCCAACAGGAGCGGGCACAGAAGTAGTCGTTGCGGTAAATTTTTTAGCTACGGTCATTTTTAAGACCCATAGCCAGTATCAGGAATATTAGCCCATCCAATAAGAACAGCACTTGGCTGTGGAGCAAATGAAAGGGTAGCTGAACCTTTATCGTTAGATTTAGCCACATTCAAATACCGAATGTAATCTTGTTGTAATGATGTAGTGTCAAATGACTTAATTTGGAAATATTTCAATTTAGTCAAAATAGCAATAACCGCATCATCTAACACGGTTGTATCGCTGTCATTTTGAAAGCTATTTAAAACATCACCAGCAGCATTGCGTACCCAGCCTTTAGAACGGTATTCAAATCCTAGATATTCTTGGGTATTGTAAGGTGGCCAAATTTGGAATGTATTGCCAAGAATACGCCAACGAACTCGTGGGCCAGTTGAGATATAGCCTGATTTAAGCCATTGCCATTGCTGGGCATCGACTGGGCCAAGCATCTGCCAATGTTTAGTCTTATCCCAATGGGTATTATCTGTAATGGTTTCGTAGTCAGATGGTAGTGGGTAGATAGTCTTACTAAATGTGACTGTTCCGCCTACCGATGTAGCAGAAGCCAATTGGGTAGTGGTTAAGCTATTGTTATCTATGACATTATTTACATAAGTATCCTGTGGAATACTTGTACCAACGATTGAATAAGTGCTATCCAGCCCTGCTGTACTAGGAATGTTATTAAGTAAATAAGTCCCATTCGTAGTATTGCAGGTCGTGGTTATAGCGTTTGTGTAAAAGCGATATTCAACTTCCAATGCTTGCCAATCGTATTCCTTAATCAAGTCGTAACCAGCACGATTCATCAAAGCTAGGATTTGTTGCACATCCTGACTAGGGTTTCCCACTACATATGATGGTACGGCAAGGTTAAGTTCAGCAGTTACCTGCTGGACAAGTTGGAGCATTGTAGATGACATATTTAAGCTTCCTCTGTGGCTACCGTTTTAGCTTTACGGGGTTTCTTTTCACCAACAGCGGCAAGTATAGCTGCCATCTGATCTTGCATTTGGGCGAGCTTCGCATCTGTTTCAGCCTTAATTTTAGCAGTTTCTTGTTCCTTTTTGGCAAGTTCTTCTCGCAAAGCGTTTAATTCTTGCTCACGCTTGTCGGTTTCTGCTGAAACTGTGGCTAAATTTAAAAATGCCTTTGCCTTATCTCGGAAAGCATATGGGGACATTCCTGCCGCCATTCCAATACGCTGTAATTGCTGATCTGAAGCGTTAGCTACGGCTTCTACCGTATGAAACTTCATAGCACGGAGTTCTTCAGCCTGTGATTTAGATACTAAAGGCCATTCCGCTAAGGGAGTTCCTTCATATCCTTGATCGTCAGCCCCTAATTTGTTTTGATACGCTGCCCAATGGAGCGGAAAACGCTGTTTATGCTGTTCTAAGGCATAAGTATCAATTTCGGTTAGAGTATCGCCAGCTACGCAAATATGTACAAAATCAAACTCTTTGTAAATTGGTCGGCCAGCTTCGTTGGAAGCATCTTCTTGCTTAATTGCTCGCTTATAGAAACGAACTTGAAGGCGTGAATCTGCATTATGCTCATCGCTTGGTAAAGCCATCTTTAAATCTCCTAAGTAGTTAGGTAAAAGTTAAATGAAAAAAGGGCTACCCTTTTGAGGTAACCCTTCGTTTTTACTACAAATTACTATTAAACGCTAGCAATTCCGAACCAGCCATAATCACCTGAAGCCATAGATGCGCCTGAGATGTATGAACCAGCACCCAAAGTTGCTTGGAAGGTAGAAGCGTTAATTACGCAAGTTGTGGTGGAAGCAGCAATTGCTACACCAGCTTGTGCAAAAACATAACGCTTGCCATCTGAACCGAACACTTCAGCACCAGTAGGGCCAAAAGTTGCAATTAGAGTACCAGCAGAGTTAGCGTTGGTATTAGCGGTATTGTAAAGATCAATACCTGCTAAGGGAGTAATTGAATATGCCATGATTTATTTTCCTTTCAGATCAATGGATTAAGCGGTCAAAACGCCTTGCAAGAAGCTGTTGGAGCAGGTAAGGTTACCAGCCCAGCCATACAACTTGACAATAGCATCTTGGTTGATCGATTGACGCTCGCCACCGATAGGAACGAAGTTACGCTCTTTGTGTGGGCGTAGGAAAATGTAGTTAGTGTTCAAAAGATACATATAACCTGTGTTTTCCTGACCACCGTAACCACCACCCAAGATAACATCTGCGGACATACCACCACCGTAGAACTTGAGGGAAGCGAAACCAGCAGCACCTTCTTCTACACCTGCGATACGCTGAATAGCCTGTAAAGACTGAACATAGTATGAGTAGAAAGTGTTACCAGCAACGATTGTGTCTACTTTATCAGTTCCACGAACGGACTTGATAGCAGCATCAGTCATTTTAGCTTGGATGTTAGCGTAACCAGTTACACCAGTAGTTGCTTGGTTCTGCCAAAATGTCCAGTTAGCACGGTTAATACCACCGTATGTACCTGTTGTTGGAGAAGTAGAAACTGCTGCTGCCAAACCAGTAATATTCTTACCACCGTTACCTGTACCGTCACCATAGATGTCGGTAGAAATACGGTTTAACAAACGAGCTTCAGAAACTTGCATACGGCCATCTAACAAGTCGATGATTTGCTCTTTGCTTGAGTTCTGCAACATTTCCAAACCACTCATTGTTACGCTATCAGCGTACTGAGTAATAGAGAATT